TGACATGCTATTAAAAGGAAAATTTCTAAACACAGTTAACTGATAAGTATTTGAACGAGAATCACTTGCCTTAAAAACTGTACCGTCAACATACCTGCTATCAAGAAATATCATTTGTTACCTCTTATAAATAGGAGTTTGGTTAATAATTGCGCCATTACTTGTGACATTTCCTGAATATGCACTAAAGACGGAGTTAACTTGAGGTCCATCAATAAAACGGTTACATGTGAGCTTTACAGTTGAAAGCATTGGAACCATTCTAGAGTTAAAAATAACGTGATTAACAGCAAACTCTGAAACACGAACTCGATAACGAAGTTTGTTACCTAAGTGAAGTTCAACAATTGTAGGACGTAACCATCCTCTATCTGCAGTTTCTCCATTTAAATCAGATGTAAAAGTAGCATTAGGACCATTTAAAGTTTTAATTAAGTACTCAAGGTCATACATTGTGCCTTTTTCGTATATCTCAGCAAGGTCTTTGTTTGCTACAGGAGATGGATAAGGATTTTTAGCTGCACTTCTTTTACTTGGTGATTCTATAAGTCCTGAACTTAAGCCATAAGTATCAACATAATCAAAGTCTTTAATACGATTGAGCATTAGCTCAAAAGAAACAGTACTAGTCATAAGAGCTGTAGAAATTACTTGAAATTTATCTTGACCTGTAGCTTCAAAATTAGGGTCCATGTTCTGCAAAACTCCCCAAGCCATGCTTACTGTTTGAGGATTGTACAAGAATTTAAACCCATACTTTTGAGGGTCAATTTTTAATGGAGTAGAAGATTTACTTTGAGCGCTAATTGCGTAAGACTCTAAAAATTTTGCATCCATCTGTATAGTTCCACGACCTCCAGTAACGCCTTTCCATGCCTGTCTAGCATCGGTGTACGTTCCTTGGTCTACAAAGTTTCCTTCTAAAATAGAATCTTCAAAACTATTGTTGCCAAAATAAGCTTCTCCAACCATAGGTGCGTTGTACTTATAATCTTCTGAAAACGTTACGCTCTTTACTGTTGACGTAGTGGTAGTTGCTTTAGGGGCAGTAGCAGTAGTTTTCTTTTTTAAGTTTGGATTACTTACAGATGTGCTAATTGTTTTTTGCATTTTTGCAATAGTAGCATTAGCATCTTTTATAGTTGCTTTGTTTTTAGCAATAGTTTGATTTAAAGGGGCCATTAAACTTTTTAAGGTATTTATTGTAGCTATATCTTCAGCTCTATTAGGAAAATTTGGATTAGATGAATTGGCATCATAGTATGCAGACAAAGAATCTGTGTAAACCTTTAGTTGTTTTTGAGCAGCAGATATGTTGGCGTTAGCAGGTCCTATAACTAATGTCTGTAAAGTTGCTATATCATTTTTAGTAGCGGTAACTTTTGCTGCCGCATCTGCTGCAGCTTTTTTTGCAGCACGTTCATTTGCTGCAGCTGCTTGTTTGGCTTCAATAATTTTTAGCTTATCTTGCCAAGTTGCTTGGTTACTTGTTCCTGCCATTATGAACGTCCAATCATCTTAGTTTCAGTATCTTGCTCAAGATAGAACTTAACTTGTTTTGCAAAGTTCATTGCTTCTTGTTCAGAAGCACGTTCAATCTTTAAAGTCACGTTTACAGTTTTGCTTCCAGAAGACATAGAAGGAGAATGAACAGAAGCCCCATAACCAGTACTTCCTCCACCTTTTATGTGAGTTCCCCATTTTGATGAGTTAACTGCAGATACAACTCCTTGATAGTCATTGCCACTTGAAAGAGCATTTAGAATTGCATCATAACCGTACTTGTTTACTTTGATAGTATCTAAAGTTGCTTTCATTCCTTGTTCATAATCTTGGTAAGATTTTACGCCAACTTTGTTTATGCTTGAAGCACCAGCAGCATCTAAAGTAGTGTTTAAAGGATTGTAGTGAGCGGTATTCTTCCAATGACCGCCTTCCCATGCCATCCATGTAGTCATTGCTTTAATGTTGGTGTCTGTTGTTGGTTTCCCTAAACGAGTTAAGAAATCTTTAGCCCATGCTTGTTGTTCTCCAGTTCCTAGAATTCCTCCAGAAGAAGTAAGGTTTGAAGAAGATGTGTCAGAGCCAAATAACTCTGAACCTGTAGATAAAGTAGAGGCATAATCTCCAAAGATTCCAGGAGAAGAACCAAGTGAAGAATTTGGATTAATAGGATGGTTTTTAGCATCACGTAGTTCATAGTGCAAGTGAGGACCAGCAGCATTGCCAGATTGTCCTGACTTACCAATTCGTTGGCCTTGTTTAATTTGGTCGCCAACTTTTACAGCTTTTTCGCTTAAGTGTGCATAAATTGATTGAGTTCCATCTGAGTTATCAATCATAATAGAAGTACCGTAGTCGGCATTAAGGTCTACTTGGGAAACAGTTCCATCAAAAGCTGAAGTTACAGGAGTACCAATTGGTACCGCAAAATCTGTTCCAGTGTGTTTGTTGTTTGTTCCAGACCAAATTCCAGAGTTATCTGTTGCTCCGTAACCTGCCCCTACAGACGCACCTGCAACAGGAGAACCTCCACCACGTCGATGACGGTTTGCTACGCCAAAAGAAGCACCGTAACCAGATGTAGAACCTCCTCCTCCTAAGTTTGATGCAACAGTTCCTGCAAGCATTAGTGGTATACCAACTTCAGCACCAACTCCTGTTGCGGTTAATAAGGCTCCTGCTATTTGAGCAACTCCTCCTAAAGTTTTCATTCCACCTTTAGTAGTTTTTGAACCACCAACGCCTTGTGTGTATCCTACTGCTCGTCCTAATGCTCCAGCAGCATGGTCTACTACTCTGCTAAATGCCTCTACAGTATCTGCTGCATTTTCAAAACCTTTAATCATGCTTTGTTCAGCATCTGTCATTAGCTTAGTCTGCGCTGCGTTAATTCTTCCTTGAGCAGTAAGGAAAGTATTTTCATTTCCTTTTACAGGTTTTGCAGTTGCTAAATCACCAGTTCCACCACCTGCTATATCAATCATTGATTGATATAAAATGCTTTGTTGGTCGGCACTAAATCCCATAGTTGATAAGTTTGCGCCAAGTGCTCCACGCTGGTATGACTTACGAATATCTTCTGCGCTTACCTTAGCCCCACCAGTCATGTAGTTCATTAACTCACGAGCAATTTGACCAGGATTTTTTTCTTTTCCATTAGCTCCAGTTGTAGTAATTCCATATTGGAAAAGATTGGCAGCCATAGGTCCAGTTTGGAATCCGCCAATAGCCTGAGCTGCTGACATGTTACTCATGCCTAAATACTTATAAGCTCCACCTACTTGTCCCATTGCTTGTAAGTAGTTTGCACTTCCTGGTGTGTAACCAATGCTTGCTAAATAAGCGGCAGCTTGAGCATCAGAACCAACACTAGAAACTCCTCCTCGCATAGCGCTGAAAGTTGCTCGTTCTAACTGGTTTCGATTAATACCAGGAGCTTTAAGCCCAGCTTGGTAATAGCCATAAGTACGAGTCATGGTGTCTGATAGCCCTGGGATAGTGGATAGAGAACCACTTATTACGTTTGCAACTCCTTGTACTCCTCCAGCTCTAGCTGCAGCAGTATTGCCAAACATTCCACCCATAGCCATATTAGAGGTAGAAAATCCACCCATAGCACCAGCCAACATGTTACCGTTTTGCTGTATAGCATTCATTGCCATGGTGTTAAATCGTGCACCATCTGCACCAGTGCCTGGTCTATTACTTCCTTGAGTAAGGTTGTAATGACCGCCAACTGTTCCTACAGTCCCTACAGCATTCTGCAGAGACTTTGTAGCAACAGTGTTTACCTTGTCTAAGGCTTTAAATAATTCGTTAACATTTTTGGTTAAATCCCCAACACCAGATGTTAAAGATTTAATAGTGGCAACCATTTTATTTGCCATAGTTAATCCTTTCTACTGGTATATCTGGCTATCTCTAGCCAGTTCTTTCTTTCTCTATGAGATAATTCTTTTATCTCAGTTAGGGTCCAACCTATGTACTCATTTGTGAGTACTGACCATTCTGCCAATAAATTGGCATATGGAACTAAACTAGAAGCGAAACAAATTCCCGAAATTAACGGGAACTGTTACCTCGCTTTCGCAATCAGGGCAAGTAACTTTAATGTCATCAAATTGAGGACCAACAAGGCGCTTGTTGATTGCTTCAGTGATTGTGCGACGGTCTACTAGTCCTAAGTTTTGTACTTGAACTTTGCTTAACACTGGAGAGTTGTCAACCTTCATCACGGTATTTTCTAACATGATGGTGTTTAACTCTGCAGCAGTTTTTTCAGAATTTAAAATCATTTCTTTCTGTGCACTACCAGTTGGTAACTGAACAGTGAAAGTATTCTTTTTTCCTTTTACAGTAAAAATTCTGTCATTAATTGGGTCTGCTAAAGCTTTAATTTTAATGTCACTATCAATGTCAATAGTCACTACCTTTACTTGGTTGCAACCAAGACACATAGCATTTAAGTCAGCTGTTTTTCCAAATGTTG